GACGCCGCATGGATTCCTACCTGGGATCTCAACGCAGGCGCAGCGGTCGGGTGGTCATACAAGGCCAGTCGCTCCGCAGGCAACTTCAATTTTTCCGAGGACTCGCAGCGCTTTGACCGCGCCCAGATTTATGCGCACTGCGCGGCACAGATGAAGCACTACGCCGACAAGGCGATGGGCTCACTGCCGCATACAACCTAGGGCAACCGCCCGACAAACGTGGGACGGATGTCGGTGGCTGCTTCCGTCCCGCGACTTTCAGAGTCGCAGCATTGCCAAGCCGCCAAGCCACTAGCCATCAAGAGAAGGAGCCACATGACCGCCGCCACCTGCCACCCGCGAGGGTCCGGCGAAGTTGAGTTTGCCCCGCTCCTCAGCAGCATTGCTGCTAACCGAGAGGGGGTGATCTAAATGTCCACGGAACAGCCGAAGATGCTTTGGCACTCAAACGCTCCGTGGACCTTAGAGAACTTCAACTGGATATGGAACACAGACCGCATCCTTTTCGCTGAAGCTGAAGGAGCACTACAACCTCGCCATCTCGGCGTTCTGGGGTCTCTCCGGCGGGGTCATCCCGTGGAACGGCATCCCCGTTCTGCCCGCTGCTGACCCCAACGGCTACGGCAACGATGTGATCCGCGAGCACGTCCAGATGTTCGGCGGCGACGACCGCACCCTCGTTGTCACGCTGATGGACGCATGGGTTCTCGACCCCCAAACCTGGGGCGGGCTCGACCTGGCCTGCTGGGTGCCGGTAGATCACGAACCGGCACCGGACCCGGTGGTCAACTTCTTCCGCAACTCAGGGGCGATCCCGATAGCGATGTCGAAGTTCGGCCAGCGGATGCTTCAGGACGCCGACCTCGACCCGCTCTACGTGCCCCACGCCATCGACACGAAGGCGTATCGCCCGCACGATCAAGCGGAAGCCCGTAAGTCGCTGGGCCTGGACCCGGACGACTACATCGTGGGCATGGTCGCGGCGAACAAGGGCAACCCGTCCCGCAAGTGCTTCGCCGAAGCCTTCGAGGCGTTCAAGGCGTTCCACGACCGCCACAGCGAAGCCAAGCTCTACCTCCACACGGAGGCAACCGGGCGCTTCGGCGGCGTGGATCTCCCCGGCCTGATTCACAAGGTCGGCCTCGACCCGCAGGCGGTCATCTTCAGCGATCAGTACCGGGCCGTCCACCTCCCGCAGACCGCAGAGAAGATGGGCGAAGTTTTCTCCTGCTTCGACGTGCTGCTCTCACCGTCCGCTGGTGAGGGGTTCGGCATCCCCGTGATCGAGGCTCAGGCGTGTGGCGTTCCCGTCATCGTCTCCGACTTCTCCGCCCAACCCGAGCTGGTCGGCGCAGGCTGGCTAGTCGAAGGGCTCAAGACCTACACCGCTATCGGGTCATGGCAGTTCAAGCCTTCCGTCCCCGACATCTTCCAAGCGCTTGTGAAGTGCTACCGCAGAACTGACCGCGAGGTTGCCGACGGCGCAGAGAAGGCCAGGTCGAAGGCGCTGGAGTACGACATCGACAAGGTATTCGCCGAGCACATGTTGCCCGCGCTGGCTGAGGTCCAGAAGCGGATCGACGCTCGCAAGCCGCAGACTCTGAAGGCTGCGGCATGATGGAGACACTGGCGGCAATCGCGGTGTTCGTTCTCATTATCGTTGCTGTGATCTGGGCGGGCAGCGGACCTCCGACCGACGACGGCAACAGCAACTGGAGCGGCCCGACCAGCGGCGGCACAGGATGAGAATTACATTCCACCGTTTCGGTAGAGGCGTCAAACCTGTGTTGATCGTCAAGAACGGCGATACGGAGGTCTGGTCGGTCGGCTGGAACCTAATCCGCTCTTACCGGCGCGCCAAGCGATGACCGTCGCCTTCATCTACGACCCCGGCTGCCTTGACGGAAGCCGGGGCGGCGCGGAGCTAGCAATGGACGAACTGCTTGAGTGCGCACCGGTTGACATCACCAGCATGGCCGAAGCCGACACGGTGGTGATCGGCAACTGTGCCACGATTCGACCGTCAATCATCCCCGACCTTGAAGACAAAAAGGTGTGGCGCTACCATCACGACCTGTCCCGCGTCGAACACCCCGACCTTCGCGCATGGCTTGACGTAAACGCGCAGCACATATTCTCCTCACCGCTCCACCGCGACCTGTACCGGGACCACCCCGACGGCCACCTGATCCCCCCGTGCTTCACCCTGGCCGAGTTCAAGCCGAACCGGCAGATACGCCGCCACCCGTCCCGCAACGGAGCCTGCACCGTTGGATCGTGGCAGGGGCCGGGCAAGGGCGCTCGACTGCTATCAGAGCTAGGGGTTCCGCTCGACTGCTACGGCACCGGGGCGTTTCAGCCCTACGGCGCTCACATCCAGCAACTGGGCCCGGTTGAGCACTCCAAGCTTCCGGCGATCCTCTGGCAGTACGAAACCTTCTACTTCCTGCCGACTGTACCCGAGCCGTTCGGGCGATGCGTGGCTGAAGCGTGGGCCGCGGGCGCGACCGTAATCACCAACGACAACGTCGGGGCCAAATACTGGATCGAACACGAGCCCGACAAGATGTTCAGCGCCGCGCAGGACTTCTGGAGCCTGGTGGCACCGTGATTGACCTGATCGTTCCCACCGTACCCGGCAGGGAGGAGTCCCTCGCCCGCTGCCTGGCGTCCTTCCCTGACACCAACCACATCGTCGTAACCGGACAACCGACCTGCGGCCTCGGCTGGCTGGAAGGCATCGCCCGGTCCACCGCCGACTACCTGATGCTCTGCTGCGATGACATCGAGGCCGATGGCGACGGCTGGCGCGAAGCCTGCGTCGAAGCGGCTGACGCCGGCAAGCTACCGGCCCCGGTCATTCACCGGCCCGACGGCGGGCTGGAATCCGCCGGGGGAGACATGGGAAGCCCCGGCTGCCTGATCACCGACATACGCGACGACTGGGCACCCATCGACTTTACCCCGATGCCGTTCGGCTCACGGGCGCAGATCGAGGCCATCGGCATGATCGCCGCGCACTACATGACCGACGTTTACTGGTCGCACCGTGGCAAGCAGCTCGGCTACGACACGGTGCTGCGACACGACTTCCGCCTGATCCACCACCACGCAATGCCGGGACGGCGCAACCCGGACGCCGACGACCGCATTCTTTATTCGGAGGGGCTCGCTTGTGAGTAAACCCACCGCCATCATTCCAGCCACCAACACACAGGAGTCACATGTCTAGGGTTCTCATCACCGGCTCACTCGGAACGATTGGCCGACCACTTACCTTCGAGCTTGCCGAACGCGGTCACGCCGTCTACGGCTGCGACCTGGCCCACACCGCGCAGGAGCAGGACACCTACATGCGCTGCGACGTAGCCGACTTCCGGCAGCTAGAGCGCGTCTTCGCCGAGTATCAGCCGACCGCTGTGTTTCATTTGGCCGCAGAGTTCGGACGCCACAACGGCGACCGACACTATGAGCAGGTCTGGCGGACCAACCTGATCGGCACCCACAACGTCCTTGAACTTTGCGAACGCCACGGTGCCAAGCTGATCTTCGCCAGCACCTCCGAAATCTACGGCGAGTGCGACGAGGAGTTCCTGACCGAAGACCTCTCCGAGAAGATCCCGCTCAGGCAGCCCAACGAATATGCCTTGAGCAAGTGGGCCAACGAGCAGCAGATCCTCAACTACACCGCCCGCCACGATGTCGAAGCGGTGAGGCTCCGGTTCTTCAACGCCTACGGACCCGGCGAGACTTACCACCCGTACCGCTCGGTCATCGCCCTGTTCTGCCACCGGGCGCTCAACGGCATCCCCTGGACCGTCTACGAGGGCTACTGGCGCACGTTCATGTATGTCGATGACTTCATCCCCACGCTCGCCAATGTGCTGGAGCAGGGACGCGCAGGCGAGGTCTACAACATCGGGGGCGAAGACTTCCGTTCAGTCCGCGAGCTGTCCGACCTGATCCTCCACGAGACAGGCGCAAGCTCAGACCTCGTGAGCTACTTGCCCGAGGACGTACATAACGTCCAGAGTAAGCGGCCAGACAACACGAAGGCCCGGAAGTACCTCGGCCACGATCCGAAGATGAAGCTTGAAGAAGGCGTCCCGCTAACCCTCGAATGGATGGAGTCAAGATGAAAACCTACAAAGTAGTTGGCACCCAGCCGATCCTCGACAACCAGCCCGGAGAAACCTTCGAGGGCAACATCCCCGCCGACCGCGAGGCATTCCTGATCGCCATCGGTGGCCTCGCCGTGGTCAACGAGCCGAAGGCCGTAGAGAAGCCGAAGGCGACCAAGAGTGCTGACCGCTTCTGAACTGACCGCCATGCGGTCAACACTCGACGCTTCACTGCCTGACTCGGCGATCATCAAGACCCCAACATGGGTATCTGACGGCGGCGGTGGCGGCACCACGACCTACACGGCGTCTGGAACTGTTGACTGTCGTGTAACGCCCGGTGCTGGCGTGGCGGGAGTCGGCGAGGTCGTTAGGGGCAACCGACTAGACCCGGACGTTGACGCATTGTTCACCTTTCCTTATGACACCGCCATAGACGCGAACGATGTAATTGAGCTGAGCGGTCGGACATTCTCGGTAAAGGCCGTGGCCGAGCCGCGCTCCTGGTCGGTGAGCCTGCGGGTGGACGTGAAAGAGGTGACTTGATGGCACTCACTCCCAGCACCTTGCTCAGGAGCGGCGGCGCTGTCCTGATGACCGTGGCGCTGAAGTCCGAACTGGACAACATCGCCTCCGGTATTGACGACGAGCTGAACGAGGTCATGCGTGAGCAGGCCGAAAAGATGGAGAAGACGGCTAAGTCGAAGATCCGCAGTATCAGCGGCGACCTCGAAAAGTCCGTGAAGGTCTACGTATACGGGCGGGCCGGTAAGCGCGGGTTCAGGGTTGGTGCCGGTGCGAAGGACGAAGAGGGCAGGCCATATGGCCACATGGTCGAGTACGGCTCGGAGAAGTCGGGCGGCAGTCGTAACGCCGCGGCACACCCCTTCATGATTCCGGCGCTGGAAGAACACCGGCAGGAAACCATCGACGCCTTGAACGACAAGATCGAGGAGATGGCATCGTGAGCCTCGCCGTCCGACAAGCCCTCTACACAAAGCTCGGCACGGTGTCCGGCGTAACCAACGCGGTCAGCACCCGGATCTACCACGATCAGGCACCGCCTGATGCGACCTACCCGCTGGTGATTTTCAACAAGATGGCCGGGACCAAGACCCGCGCCTTCTCGACACCCAACGCCTTCAACCGCGAGGTCTGGCTAGTCAAAGCCGTTGACCGCAGCACAGGCTCCAACATCGTAGACGCTATCGCTGGTGCCATAGACACGGCACTCGACGGCGGCACGATCACGGTAACCGGCAAGAAACTCGCCGACCTCACACATGTGGGGGATGTCGAGTACCTGGAGCCCGTGGGCGACCAGGAGTATCGCCACGCCGGAGCTACCTTCGCAGTCGTTCTGACTGCTCCCTAAAACTTACCCAGCCACCACTCCAGCCACCGATAGCGGGGGGCGCGTTCGCGCACCTCCGAGCGCTCCCGCGCACCCATCGCAATCGACCCAAAGGAGTTGGCACCATGCCAAAAGAAGTTCTGATCAACGCAAAGATCACGGTCAACGACGTCGATCTCTCTGACCACTGCTCGTCCATCACCATCGAGGACTCAGCCGACGAAGTGGAGTTCACCTCGTTTGGTGATTCCTACCGCGACTTCGGCCAGGGTCTGAAGGACTCGACCATCACGGCGTCGTTCTTCAACGACCACGCCGCGGCTTCGGTCGCTGACACCCTCCAGGCGTTTTACAGCTCGGGCGGAACCTTCGACGTGAAGGTGTGGCCTGACGCGGCTGGAACGGTCGTCTACACGCAGCGTTCGCGCCTGTTCACGAACCCGACGCTCGCGGGCGCGGTCGGCGACGCCAACACCATCGACGCCACGTTCAGGAACGCAGGCACCGCCGGCGTAGCCCGCGCCAGCTCGTGACGTACCGGGGCCGGGGCAATCCGCCTCGGCCCCGTAGCCACCGGCTTATCAGCCACCAACCAGAAGGAGCAGCATGAAGGCATCTACTAAGACAGCATGGCTTGACGGCCCCGGCGATCTCGCCGAAGCCGTAGTCGAGGACGTTCCGGTCAAGGGCCAGAGCGTCAAGGTCCGAGGACTCCCCGCTCAGTTCAGCAACGAAGCGCAGAGCAAGGCGCTGAAGATGGTTACAGGAGCCCGTGGCGAGCAGTCGGCCTCGGTCGATGTCGCAGTCATGGCTGTCATCCAGTTCCAGCACGGCGTCGTGGAGCCTGAGTTCAGCTACGCCGAAGCGAAGAAGGTGGCCGAGAGGTTCGGTCCCGCATTTCACAAGGTCGTTGAGAAGATCGACGAGCTCTCAGGCGTGGACAAGGAGGCCATCGAGGAAGCAAGTGCCACGTTTCAGGCTGGCGTGGAGGAACCGGGACACGATGGGGAGGCTGAACCTGCTTCAACTCCCGCCATCAATAGCGGACCCACTGTTTCTAGCGGAACTGGCGCTTGAGTTGAAGATGCCGATCAGCGAGATCGGTAGCAGGATGAGTAACTACGAACTAAACGTGATGTGGCCGGCGTTCTTCGCCGAACGGGCCCGTCACCAACGAGCAGAGGCAGAAAAACAGGCGCGTCGGTAACCCGGTGCGCCTGTTTTTTGTAACCGAAAGGAGGTGGTGGCATGGCATCAACAAGCACAGCGCTGAACATCCTGGTCACGGCGAGTACCGCGCAGGCTCAGGCCAAGCTGAAGGCCGTAGATGCTCAGATGAAGAAAACCGCCGCCACCTCCGGTGTTACCGCTGGCTCACTGGGCAAGCTGGGCAAGGGTGGCATGGTGGCCGCCGGTGGCTTTGTTGCCGCCGCCGCCGCCGCCGCTATTGCAGGCAAGCAGCTCTACGACGTAGGCAAGGAACTAGACGAAGCCTACGACACGATTCGCACAGGAACCGGCGCGACTGGCAAGCAGCTTGAAAAGCTCAAGAAGGACTTCCGCTCTGTCGCAGGCCAGGTTCCCGATGACTTCGCCACCACCGGCACTGCTGTCGCCGACCTCAACACCCGACTTGGCCTTTCCGGTAAGCCACTCCGGCAGATGTCGAAGAACATGCTCAACCTCTCGCGGATCACCAAGACGGACCTTGAGGGCAACATCAAGTCGGTTGCCCGGTCTTTCGTAGACTGGGAAGTTCCAGTCAAGAAGCAGAGCGCAGCACTCGACGGGCTGTTCCGCCTCGGGCAGAAGTCAGGCTCCTCCGTTGCGGAGATCGCAGACAACATGCAGAAGTTCGGCTCACCGCTCCGTACCCTCGGATATAGCGTGGGAGAGGCCGCAGCGATGTTCGCCAACTTCGAGCGGGCCGGCGTCAACATGCAGACGATGGTTCCGGGCCTCAAGCTCGCCATCGGTAACCTCGCGGACCCAACTGACGACCTTCGCGGCAAGCTGGAAGGGCTCGGCGTAGCCGCGGGCAAGCCGGAGAAGGGCCTGAAGCAGATCATGGAACTGCTCGGCAGTGACAGCAAGCTCAAGGGCGTGGAGAAGATGAACCTGGCAATGGACGTATTCGGCAAGCGAGCCGGTGCGGACATGGCCGAGGCGATCAAGCAGGGACGATTCAACCTCAAGGACTTCATAGACGAGTTCAAGAACGGCAACGACACGATAGACAAGACCTCTCGGGATACCAGAGACGCCGCCGAGAATATGGGCATCTTCTGGAACAAGGTCAAAATCCTGATGGCTCCCGTCGCCACTTGGATCTTCAACGCCATCAGCGACATCACCCTCGTCCTGTCACAGATACCGCTCAACAAGATCATGGGCGATGTCAAAAGGTTTATGAAGACCAATCAGGACTGGAAAGACTCCATCAAGGCCGTCGGCGAAGTGATCCGGGTGTTCGGCGATTACGTCAAGTGGGTCTTCTCCAAGGTCATCCCGAAATATATTGACGGGCTGATAACCACCTGGAAGGGTGCCTTCAACATCATCAAGGGTATCGTCCGCCTTGTATCCGCAGTCCTTACCGGAGACTTTCGCAAGGCGTGGAGTGCCGTGAAGCAGATATGGAAGGGCGCTATTCAGTTCGTGCTCGGCGTCCTAAGGTCTATGACCGCACCGGTTAGGGGCATCCTCGGCACAATCGGTGACGCCATGAGCAACACATTCGAGTCGGCGTGGGACCGCGTTAAGTCGATATTCGAGGGCGGCAAGAGCGCCGTCATCGGCGTAATCAACTCCATCATCAGGGCCATCAACAAGATCCCCGGTGTGGACATCGCTGAGATCGGCACCGGCACCAGCTCCCGCCTCACAGCAGGCTCCAGGCGCACAGCAGGCGAACGCAGGCAGCGCGGCGGAATGCTCTCCGGCGGCGCACCCTCCGGCGACTCCATCCCGGCCATGCTGGAGCGCGGCGAGTACGTCCTGAACCGTAAGGCTGTACAGGCCGCAGGCGGACCAGCTGCGCTCGACAAGTTCAACTTCCGGGCGGCTCCCCGCTTCCAGCAGGGCGGGTCTCCTGGCCGGACACCGCGCACGGGCGGACCGCTTGATGCCGTGGGCGATGTGTGGCAGGCAGCGCAGGGTGCGGCAGGCAAGATATTCGGCAAGGCAGCCAGCTTCTTCATCGACAAGCTGCCGAAGCCCGACATCCCCGAGCCGCTTACCGGCGTGGGGCCGTGGGTCATAAAGGAAGTCACCGACTGGATCAAGGGTAAGGTCTCCCTGTCGAGCGGAAGCGGACCGCTAGGCACGGCGAGCGGGAACCTCGGAGCCTTTGAGCGGCTGGGTCACTCCTACGGACTCTCAACCACCTCGGGCTTTCGCGCAGGCGACCCCGGCTACCACGGACTAGACCGCGCCCGCGACCTATCAAACGGTAGCGGACCGACTCCCCAGATGCTTGCCTTTGCCAACGAAGCAGGGTCAAGGTGGGGCAGCTCGATGAAGGAGTTGATCTACACCCCGCTCGGCTGGGCAATCAAGGACGGTCAGAGGACCGCGCCGTACGCGGCAGACGACCACTACGACCACGTTCACGGTGCGTTCCAGAAGGGCGGCCTCGTAGGCAAGATCGCCCGCATGGCCAGGGGCGGCAGCCCGTGGAAGAAGACCGGCTACACCGTCTACAACGATCCGCCCCCCGGTTCCTTCGGTGGGCTAGATAACGGCTACGCAGAACTCGGCACCGCGACCACCTCCGGCC